TGTAAACAGACTACCTATCTCTTTGCCTATTGTTGTATGTACTTCTTCTATAAAGTTATTCATATAGTTGTCGAGTTTCTTCTCAAAACTCTTTGTACTAAAGTCGTAGTTATAATTTGTACTGGCGGCGAGACCTGTATTCAATGCTGCCATGACATCTTGGTTCTTCATAATCTTATACTCTAATACTGTTTGCATATCTTCAGCAATAGACTGGTCACGCCTACTAGGTTGTACAATAAAACTCTCTTGTACGTTACGCTCTGTACCAGGATCTCTATGGGTCATATGCGACATAGAACGGAAGTTATAACCTCTATGGTTTTCAAAGAACATAAATCCTTGATTGTGGAAATCAACGGAAGAACTACGTTTACCTAACATTTCTGTAATAAAGTTAAATGGGTGATTTTGATTACCTAGTACCTTACAATGTTGTGATGATTGTTCTAATATCATTCGTTTCTTTGTTTGTAATATATCTTCTAATATACGTTGTACTATCTGGTCAGTTGTACCCTCGTATGCTTGTTTTAATCTTTCTTTTTGATTAGTGATTGCTTCTTGTGATGTAAAATGTAACGTATAGACTTGTTGTCTTTCGGCGGTACGCACTTGGTCAGACACCTTGTATATTCTCGCAAAATGTGTAGTAAAATCAATCTCCTCGTTCTCAGGATTATCGTCTGTACTAAACTTAAATTGTAACATTTCCTGACCTATAATAGGCATATTCTGTATATGGTTCGCCACGTCAGCAATGACTATGTTACCATAGATAGAGTTTGCGTATATACTTTCATATACGTTTAACTCGACCATCAATTCTTTGATATCTATTGTACCTGTGGGTCCGTGTAGGAGTATTTCTTGTAGTTTATAATCGCCTGCTTGGTTCACTCAGACCTACCTTTTGATTAGTTTTTCAAACTCTTCCTTAAATTGTAAGACGTATCCTCTATCTAACAGACGTATTTTTCTCTTTTCATCATTTAAGGTTTGTTCATATTCATAGTTTGTAACAGCAGTTGCGCCAGTTGTGTCGCTTGCTACTGTAAGTTTCTTTGTTGTATCACCTGAAGACGCACTTATCTCGTGGTGGTGCGTACCGTCAGGATCACTATACTTATCGTTGACATAATTAGACAATGCAACTTGGTCAAGCGGCCAATCATATCTACTTTGTATGTTATTGACTGTTACAACAACCCAATGATACATGCTGTTGCCATAATACTTACTTGCAACTGTATCAGGTTGTTCGCCATCGTTTACGGTATACTCGTCAAAAACTAACGTATTTGCTTGTACATTACTTTTTAGGTTGACACGCCTTAAAATATCTGTTATAAGTGTACGTTGTTGACTGTTTTGTAAGTCGTATTCGTATGTAGGAAACTTCTCAAAATACATTACTTCGCCAACCTATCCATGTGTGCGTATATACGACCTATCACTTTATCTAAACTCATTAATTCTTGCGACATCATTGCTACCATTGTTTGTAATTCAATGATTGTAACTAATACCCAAGTACCAAGACCTAGTAGTATAGTGCCTAGTAAACCTATCAACATTGTATTTGTTTTTCTTGTCATTAATAACCTTCTACTATTTTTTCTTTTGTCATTATCTCAGTTTCTTTAAATGTCAATGACATATTGATTTCTGTAGGTGGTGGACTTCCGTCAACTGGTCTAAAGTGTTGACTTTCACCACCAGGACCGTATGATACGTCCATGTTCTCTAATACACATTGACCTGTGAAAGGATACCATTGGTTCTCTACGCCTTGAAACATGTAATATATTTCAAACTCACTAGGGAATATTAAGTGTCTACCAATTGCTTCGTTTTGTACTCTTTCAGGTAACATGTGAAACTTAAATAACTTAATTATATTATCTACTGTACGCACCTCTGCCTCACTTCTAGGTGTAAATCTAAAGTTGTAGTTAAATGTTCTTAAATCTACAGACTGAAAGATTGCCTCTACAGCAGGGTTAAGTGCTTTCTGTTGACCTTTTCTTAACACGCCTTCTAAATCACCACCTGTTACTAAGTCAGCAGCACCTGCCGCTAATTTCATTGTCAACGTATCTGTTAACGCACTCATAATTGTATTGAATGTACCTGTATCGCCAAGTTGTTTTAACATACTGTCAACACTTGTTGCTTCTGCAAGTTGTTGACCAAGTACACCTGCAAGACCTGTTTCACTTGCTTTGTAATTTGCTCTGTAAGTTGATTTAAAATTAGGTGGCATGTACAATGCAATAACATCACTTGTACGTTTTAATCTACCACTTCTTTTCAATGCGCCAGACATTGATAAATTCTTTTCTCTTTCTGCTAAGTCTGCACCTTTTAAAGGTTGCGTTGTTCTAGCAGATGATGTAATGCCTTCTTGTTTTTTATGTTTCTTCTCTATGGTCTTTTTAAAATCACCACCCATTTGTGGTGGTCTCTCTACAAGTATTTCGCTTGTTTCTGTTTGTGGTCCTGCGTATTTACTCTTTGCAACTTCATAAATGTAAAACATAATGTAGTGACCAAATTCTGCTGTACCTAAATCATCAGGATATTGTACTGTACCAAATGAGTAAGGATTCTTTTCTATATCTAAATGAGCAGTAGAACTATTACGTCTTGTTTTTCTGGACAAATCAACACCAGAGGCAGCACTTGCTTTAGATGAACCACCTAAAACGTTTCCAAATAGTTTACTTCTTAATTGTTGTGCAAAGCTTGACATAATACTATTTATCTGTTATAATGGCGATATTGTTGACCAATGTTTTAAAACATCCTCAGTAATAATTCTAAACTTATAACCTTTCTTTTTACAGTATATTTCAGTAGCGTCCCACTTCGCTTTATTCAGTATATACTGCTCTGTAGTGTACTTCCAGTCTTTCGTTACTCGTTTAGGTTTACGAGGTGGTTGTGTGTACTTTTTAGGCTTGATTTCTATGACGGATTCTGATATAGTGCCGTGTCTATCTTTGTATTTCAACCATATATCAGGAAAGTATCTATGTATCTTTCTGTCAAAAGGACTACGATATGGTATAAAAAACTCCTCACTAGACCATTTCATTACAGCAGGATTCAAGTCGCAATACTTGAATACTATCTTTTCCCAACTACTTCTAAATATGATGTTTGTAGGGTCGCCCTTGTATTTCTCTGGATTGTATGGTCTATACTTGTTTTTGACTGCCATTTTGTGTACATACTTACCAATCTTCTTCTTAGTCATATCCTTATTTAGATATAAATAGTAACATGGCAACAAAAGTATTTGATAGTATAAAGCAAGCCGCAGGCGATAAAGAGAAATCACTTACATGGTATCGTGGTAAAGTTAAGTCTCTTATGGACAATGTTACAAAGAATAAACTTATGAGAGGTAAGTTATTTTCTACACCTCAACCTAATGGTTTAAACTTCTTTAGATACAATCCTAAACTTGCAAGTATTTTACCTTACTATGATGTATTTCCGCTTGTGTTACCTATTCAATCTGCAAGAGGTGGGTTTTTAGGTATCAACTTTCATTACTTGCCAATACCTCTACGAATGAAGTTATTTGAAACGTTAGAGAAAAGAGATTTTCAAGGTGATTATAGAGCACTAAAAAATGTAAGAGAGATTAAACCAACTATCAAACATTATTTAAGAAGTCAAATGGCATCAAAATTTTTAAGATTAGATGAGGAAGAATTTGCACCTGCGATATTCTTACCAGTACAAGACTTCAGAAAAGCAGGAGCAAGTACAGTACATGCAGCTAGTAGGAGAATGATTTAATGGCAATTTTTAGACAAGGTAAAAGAGTAGGACCTTTTGATATAAGATTAGGTCTGCCACGTGGTAGAGAGTATGATAATATACCTGGTGATCCACGAATTAAAAGCAGAGCAAATCCTGAAACTACAATCAATAGATTTAGAGCAGCAATATCTAAAGGTGAGGGTGTTGCTCGTCAAACTAGATTTTTAGTTAACATTACTTTACCATCAGGAGATATATTACAAGGTCTAATTAATGAAGCAAGTAATGCTCAA